CTGTCGGTCGAAGTGGGCAGGCGATGCAGCGGAGTGCGGCTGGCATATCGTGATCTCGAACGGCGTGGCGCGCGATGTCTGACTACACGCCGCGCTGTGTATGCTGCGAAACGAAACTGGAACGCGTTGAGTGCTGCACGAGCACCAAGGGCATATTTGTGAAGTGGAGATGCCTGACCTGCAAGCGCGAATTCAACCCTCCGGTTCCTATTTCTACCTCTAGCGATTGAAGCAAATAGAGGAACCAGTGACCAGCATCGTCGTTAGGAGCGCCTATCCGATTGGTGCCACGCAGATCGAGGAACTCCTGCAGCGAGTGCTCGGGCGTGAAGCTGACGAGCAGCTGCGCAAAACCCTCCTGCGCCTGCTCATGCAGACCGCCGTTGAAGGAGCGAACGAACCAGCAGCTCGGCTCGGCCAGCGACCGACGCTCTCGCTCAACCATCCCGTGCTGCAGCGCCTGGCCACCGACCACCTGCCGAAGATCGTCGGGATCAATGAGACGACTCGGGTTGCGATTCGCGATGGCCTGCTCGGCGTGATCGCCAGCGGCGGCACGCTGCAGCAACAGGTTGACCTCGTGCGCGGTGTGTTCCGTGACGCCTCCGCCGTGCGGGCCCTAACGATCGCACGCACCGAGAACGGCATTTTCTGGAATGCAGGCGGTCACCGCCAGATGGTCGAGCTGGGCGCGCGATCGCACACGTGGCTCTCGTCGCACGATCCGAGGGTCCGCCCGACGCATGTTGACGCTGATGGTCAGTGCCGACCACTGGAGGCAGCGTTCGATGTCGGGTATTCAAAGCTGCAGCATCCGCTAGATCCAGCAGGCCCGCCCGAAGAGACCATAAATTGTCGTTGCGTGGAGATCCCTGGCGTGTCGCCGTGCGGAGCTGAGCGCGTGCTCTCGCCCGAGCAGCGAGAGTCGGAATGGCGCCGCGTCATCCGAAGCGTGGACGCTCGGGAGCGGCTCACGTTGGTGACGACTCGCCGTATCTTCCGAGGGCAGCGTACGGCGATACTGACTGAGATTCGACGCCTAACGGGGACATGAACGTGCTGCAGCCACAGGAACTCGACGGGATTGAGAGGCATGCAAAGGACCGGATCCTGTGGGGCTTCAGCGAGTGCGCAGTGACGGTCGGGCAGGGTATTACCGACGAGGAGATTGCAACACTACAGAATCGGTTCGGTGCAGCGCCCGTGCGTGTCGTTCGCCATCCGATCTGGCCTGACATCCTCGTGTTTCAGCGAACCGACAGGAGCGACGTGCAAGACCTCAGCAGCCTAGCGACACGGGTGGCAGCTCTACCTAAGAACGGGTGGCAGTTCTACCTAACGGGAATATTTGATATCAAATAATGCCGACTACTAAGCCTGGAGAGCGCTGGTATCACAAGGCGTGGTTCGTCCTGCTCATGGCGATCACTGCGCTGGAACTCACCACATTACTCCGCAAGCGCGAAGGCGAGACGCTGTCGTCCTACGTGATCACCAAGTCGAAGAACCCAGCACTCCACGGGGCGGTGGGAGCGCTGCTTGTCTGGCTCCTGTATCACTGGCAGGTCGCGCCGATGATGTACGGCTCGACGACACTCAGTTGGCGCGATGCTGTGTCCGCCCTTGCTGGTCTCGCCCTCGGCATCGGCACGTCGCTCGGCGCGCGGCGCCTCAAGCACGCTTGACGCTCTCTCCCCGCTACCACATCTTATAGCCGTCGCCTGACCGGCCCTCGGTGCACGCAATCGGCCCACTCTCACAGAGTCGGGCCGATTTGTCGTTACTGGCCCACGAACTCCGCCGACGTGGCCGAACGGGATCGCACCACACTCTCGTTAGATGACTGGAAAGCGCGTGCCAAGGCTGGCACCGCGCCTAACGATTGTCGCCTCGTCAAAGCATACAGCGGAGTCGTCGAGCGCGCCGAGGGCGAGGATCCTGCCACGGCACGCATCCGCATCCGCATCACGACAGCGGAGCGTGATCGCGACCGAGATACCATCGCCGCCGATGGCTGGAAGCTCGACAACTATCTAAAGAATCCCGTGGTGTTGTTCGCCCACGGCTACCGCTCGCTGCCCATCGCGCGCGATACGGGGATCGAGATCGACGCCAAGGGGCTGATCGGGCATCCAGAGTTCTGCCCTGACGAGATGAATCCGCTCGGGCCGATGGTCGAGCGCATGCTCCGCGGTGGATTCCTGAACGCGGCCTCGATCGGCATGGCGCCGCTCACGTATCAGTTCAACGAGGAAGAGCGCGGCGTCGACTTCCTCACGCAGGAGCTGCTGGAGTACTCCATCGTGCCCGTGCCTGCGAATCCGGGCGCCTTGGTTGAGGCGCGCAGCGCGGGCATTGATGTCACCCCGCTGAGAGAATGGATCGAGCGCGCCCTGGAAGAGACGTTAGGCGCTGGCACGATCGTGCTCCCGAAGGGCGACCTCACTGAAGCCTACCGGATCGTCACGCGCGAGAAGGTGCTGTTCGCCGTGCCGTCGATCGCCAAGAGCGATGACGCTCGTGTGACACCTGAAGTGAAGACTGATCCCACCCCAACAACCCCCGCCAAGGATCCACCGGCAACCCCGACGCCCGAGGAAATCGTTGAGGCATCGGGGGACGCGTTGGTCTTTGCGGACGATTGCTTTGAAGGACAGACGGCTGAGGATCCCAACACCTTCGAGATCCCCGCAGGATTGGATTTCGAAGGCATCGTGAGATCCGCAGTGGATGACCGCGCGCAACGCCTCCTGACCGCGCTTACGGGGCGACTCGACTAGGAGCCGAGTACCATGTCCGCTGCCGCCAAACAAGAAATGACGCGCGAACGCCTCATCCAGATCATCGATGAGGTCATCGAACCCAAGTTCGGGAAGCTCGAAGAGCGCATCAACAAAGCGAACGAAACGCGCGTGCTGTCGATGCAGGACTTCCTGCAGCGCCGCGACGAAGCGAAGGCAAAGTCTGGCGAAGAGGCCGGGCTCAACGCCGCTCGCTACATCATTGCCCTCGCGGCCGCAGCTCGCGGCGCGAAGATGGGGCAACCGATCAGCATCCTCGACTATGCGAAGAAGCAGTGGGGAGCTGACGCCCTCGTCACCAAGGCGCTGAGCGCGAGCAACCTTTCCGAGGGCGGCGCGCTGATTCCGCCCGATGTCGCGAGCGACATCATCCCGCTGCTCCGGCCAGCATCCGCCGTCGACTCGCTGAACCCTGTGTTCATGCCGATGCCGACTGGCAAGATCGACGTGCCGAAGGTGACTGGTGGTGCGTCGGCGTCGTACATCGGCGAGAACGAGGACATCCCGAAGACGCAACAGGCGTTCGGCATGGTCTCGCTGGTGGCGAAGAAGCTCGCCGCCCTCGTGCCGATCTCCAACGATCTGCTCCTACGTACCACGGGAGCCGACACGATCGTTCGAGACGACACGGTGGCGTCGCTCGCCCAGCGTGGCGACCTCGCGAAGATCCGTGGCCTCGGCACCGAGCACTCGCCGCGTGGGCTGCGCTACCAGGCTGCGTCGGGGAACATCATCCCCGCCAACGCGACGGTGAACCTCGCGAACGTCACCGACGACCTGAAGAAGGTGTTCAACGCGATCGAGGCGACGAACGCGAAGATGATCCGCCCAGCGTGGATCCTGTCGCCGCGCTCGAAGAACTATCTGATGTTCGTGCGCGACTCGAACGGCAACCTCGTGTGGCACGACGAGATGAAGGGCGGCACGCTGCTTGGGTTCCCGTTCCGCGTCACGACGCAGATCCCGAACAACCTGGGCTCGGGCACGGACGAGTCCGAGGTGTACTTCGCGGACTTCGCCGACGTCGTGGTTGGCGAGACCGGATCGCTGCGCGTCGACATCTCGACCGAGGCGGCGTACATGGAGAGCGGCTCCCTGAAGTCCGCCTTCTCGCTCGACCAGACGGTCGTGCGCGTGATTCAGGAGCATGACCTCGGCGTCCGGTACGATGGCTCAATCGTCGTGCTGACCGCCGTCAAGTGGATCTAGTTCGCCAGTTGCGCCTAACGGGTTCCGCCTAACGCTAACGTTCGAGGGTTCACATGCATCCGCAGGCAAACAACATCGGC